ATCTATTACCGATCGTTGGGTTGCAGTTACAGCACCACCTCTTATAAATGAGAACGAACCAAACCCTAATGTTTGTGGTTCTCCCTTTTCTCTCTGAATACCACTCAGTATAAATGGTTGTTTGAATATCGAAGAGTTATGCGAATCTTCTTTCAGATTGAATTTATTATAAGTGGTTTTTAATACCTTATCTGTGTACTCTTTTCCAATACCACTATCATTTTGTGTCGATACTTTGTATTCATTTGATACGAACTTTCCAGTGATTGGAACAATACCATCAAATTGTGTTTGGTCTGGATTTACACCAATAAATTTTGTAGACTCTACACCACCAAAAATCGAAGTGAATCCCTTTGAGTGAATGTCTTGAAAGTAGTTTACATCAGTTGGTGTTGTCGCCCTATCCGAATGGTTTGGGTTGAAGTTAAATGTAGTTGGTGTTGTTTCACCCTTATCCTTATCACCCTGCACCATTTTAGTTGGTGTTGTTTCTCCTAAAAAGTTAGAACTCCTATCAGATGGAGTTGGGGTAGTTTCACCTAAGAACTGAGATGTTGGTTCTGATGTTGTTGGAGTGGTTTGTCCCAAATACCTTTCTTCCAAACTCATAGGTTTTGGTGTTGTTTCACCCAAGAACTGAGATTGATTATCCGCCTTATTAGGAGTTGTTTCACCTAAGAACTGAGATTGATTATCCGCCTTATTAGGAGTTGTTTCACCTAAGAACTGAGATTGATTATTCATCTTAGATGGGTCAGTTTCTCCTAAAAAGTTAGGTGAGTTGTCAAACTTACGAGGGTCTACACCTTCTTTATTTGTTGTAGTCTGAGAACGAGGTATTTTAGGTGCGGATTCAACCATAGAACTCAATGGAGTTTGGTTCTGCTTTTTATTTACATCAACCCTCTCTTTAGATTCTAAGGGGTCTTTCTTTGGCATCCTAAACTTTGAAAGGTCTGATTTTAAATCTTTTAAAGCCATATATTATCCCCCATATCCACTTGTACGAGTACTATTCTTTCTGTTTTGAACTTTTGTTATCTGTGATACAACCCTACCATCCACATTAATAAGTATTGGTTGTGATTGAATGTCTGACCTAAGTCCTTTGATTTCACTAATCAATTCACTATCTCCACTTGATTCTCCACCACCACTCATTCCAAGTGCAGACATCGTAGCAGTAAACATACCTACTGCTGCCATAGCGGGCATAGCGAAGATTCCCGCTGAACCAAATGCTAATAATGCAGCAGCGACTGCTCCAAATGATGCAGCGAGTCCAAGCATAGCTAATACCTTTTCTGGACTTGCTATTTCTGCAAACCCAATAATAAATTCACCAATAGACTTAACTACAGTTGCGATTGCTTTACCGATAGCTTCGAATGCAGGTGCTGCTAATTTCAATGCGAATCCAAGTCCAATCATAGCGACCGTTAATGCCGCTAATCCAAGTAGAGAAGCGGGGTTAGCTAATGATGCAAGACCCAGTGACAATCCTCGAAATGCTTTAGCTAGACCACTACCAACCCCCTTTCCTGCTCCAAGTTTTTTCATAGCAGCTCCTAATAATGCAATAGCTCCAACAGCTAAAAGTATACCACCCCCTATCTGAACCCATGTTTGATTTAATAAACCTGCCATTTTTGTAGTCCCTTCAACTGAGTCAGAATTCTTATCTGATTCGGCAGTAGCTTCTATTGTAGCATTTTTATAATTCAACATTTGTTCTTTGGATAATCCAGTTGCATCTGAAATCATTCGCTGTACTTGTAGGTTTCCTTCCAACGATGGGCCTAACTCATCTATTAATTTCTTCTCTGCTGCAGCAATTGCGGCTTTATCACCCGATGCTTGTGCTGCTCTAAGTTCATTGAAACTAATTTCTTTACCCGTCATTGCTCGGAGTTTCATTTCATTTTTCAAAGATGATTCTAAATCTAACGCTTCACTAGCTAAACTATTTAGGTGTTCCATATCAGCACCCATTTTCTTTAGCTCCATACCCTCTTCAATTTTCAACTTCAATTGATCTCCACTCAAACCAACCAGTTCTAGTTGATTGTCTGCAAGATATTTCATACCTTCAGCACCACTAATTCCTATTTCTTCAGAATAATTTCTAGCATGCTCAACAAGTTCTTCGGTATTATGTCCTGCATTTTTAAGTGAACGTGCCAAACTAACAGCCATACCACTATCCATCATCTCACTCAATTCAGCTACATTTGTAATCATTTCAGATGTCGCTAACTTAAAGTTACCTGTTTCTGAAACAATACTTTTCATACCTGCTTCAAGTTTATCACTACCTAATATCATACCTTCTAAAGTAAAGCGTGATTTTAATAATTCATCATTTAAACTAACAGCTTGCTTGGGTGTAGTACCGAACTCATTACGAAATTCTTTTATTCTACCAACTGAATCGGTAATGTAAGATACAACTTCTTTAAGAATTGCTAAACCTATTGCGGCTGCAGATAGTGTAAAAAACGCTTCAACTAATTGATTGGATATACCTAATGCAGAACCTAAATCTTTAGTAAAATCCTTACCTATATCTTTTATTTCGTCACTAAGGTCTTTTCGTTTTTTTTCTTGGGTTAGAAGTTTTTCCGCCGTTTCTAACTGCTCTAATAACAAGTCTTTATTAGCCATTACAGTTTTGTTGGTAGATTTAATTATTTCTTCTTTTTTTTCTTGAAGTTTTGTTAATTTAGCAGATACATCAGATTCACCTTTCATTTCTGAAACCAGGTCTTTTTGAAACGTAGACAGGGTTTTATAACTTCCAACTTTTTTAGTTAGAATTTCTTGCATATTTTTCTGAAGTTCTGCTTCTTCAGTAATCGCATTTATTCTGTTTTGTGTATCTTTATTAAACTTAGCCATTCAACCCTTTTATTTACGTTAGTTATTATTTAACTGCTTTTAACGCCTTATGTAAATCATCTAATGATTTATCTTTTCCATAAGATACAGGTTTAATATTGTATTTCTTTAGAATCTTTTGGTACTCTGGATCGTTAGTTAATTTATCTAACTTTTTTTCTTTGTAAGCTTTTACAATAGAACCGATAAATTTTTTTATAGCGTTCTCATTCATACCTCGCTTTTCTAACTTTTCTATGATATTTCTACTTGCCATTAGATTACTCCGTTATTGTATCTATAAATATAGAAAAACCCAACAATTGTGTTGGGTTCTCATTACCTACTTTTTGATTTTGCTTTTCTCATCTCTCTTTCATGCACTTTTCGTTCTTCTTCTTTGAACTCTACAATTTTACCTATATAGAACTTTCGAACCCAAATCGGCATATTGTATACATCTGAAAAAGTAAACCCACCATTTCCATGATAGATTAAGTCAAAGATGTGAGAGTGTAGGTGTTTTCTATAAGTTTGAGGAAGGCCAAAAAAAGCTCACATCCATAGGCAGTAGCATATCTCTCCTCTCCCCAGTCTCCTCAGAAATAAATTCATATGTCATATTGATATCTGGAACAACTTCATTAATGTATGCTCTGAGGGACTGTGAGTCTACTGCAAACAATTCGTTGTCTACAAAGTTGTTAATTACTCTCTGTTCTGATTCATCATCAACAGAAAGAATCATATTCTTCAATCTCGTTGTTAAATCTCTTGAAGTTAGGTCTTTTACCTTACGATTCTGTTTTTTGATTTCCTCAATTTGGTGTTTTACCTTTCGCTCCTTACTTTCTGTCATTGCCATAAAAGTAATCTTACGATTGGATTTTGGTAAAATGAACTCAAACTCATTTTTATGTAGTTCTACTTGCTTAGAACCATCATATTCGTTATTTTCAAACTGAGTTAAATCAATAACATCCTTTTGTTTCTTATCGGTAAATGGGTCTGTAATTTCAACCTCATAGTCTTTACCATAACCCAAAATTCTGGCAGCAATCATAATTGCATTTTTATCACCAGTCACCAAATCAACATATTTGATTGGAACACCCTCCCCATTTGATACGATTAGAGATTGAAATAATCGGTCTAATACTGAACCATCTTTGATGTATGATTGTGTTGTAAGGATATCTTCTTCTTTGGCAGTCATATATTTCATTTCGACTTTGCCAGATGATAGTGGATTATCCTTTGGGTAAATCAACCCTTTGGATGGTAACTCTACAACTTCAGTAGGGAATTTGTAATCTGATACTTGCTTTTGTTCGTATTGTTGTTGTGCAAGCTTAACCATCTCCTCATTAGAGAGGTTTCCTTTGTAATCATCTTGTAAATCTTGACTCATAACACTCCTTTGTAACTATGTTCTCATATAAATATGAAACCAAAACTTTTTAATACAAAAACCCCAACATTTCTGTTGGGGTTGTCACTTTTCATTTTATATTTCTACAAACCGAAGTTTTATCCTTTATGGACTAATGTTACAAATAATCTACCAGTGTTTACATTAGAAGTACCACCATATGCAGTAGATGACATACTAATAATTGCTCCTGTACCGTCATCTAAAGTTTCTATGTAATCATTAATAGTTTTTGCCAAACTATTATCTATAGTAGAATCCTCTGTACTACTTACCTCTCCAACAAATATTTTAGTAATAGTATTGTAAGCCGCCATCTACACCCCTTAGTATTGTAAGATTGCGTAATCGTAAGTAAGTGTCAAATCTACAGTTGCCAAATCTTCACCTGTCCAATCCATATCTGAGAACTTAGCAGTCTGAATAAATGCTCCTTTCAATGTCCACTCTTCTACTTTATCACCAACAGGACCCAAACTGTTGAATGTGATGTCTTTCTTATAGAAATCAGAGTATCCATTACGACCTGTTACTGATTCATGATGTAATCTAACCCACTCCATAGCTGCTTGAGCTGCTGATGGTACGATTGGGTCATAAAGTGAAATAGTTATATCACTCCATTCACTTCTACCCTTAACATATCTTCTAGAATTGATATGGTCGATAGTTACTTTACCATTACCAATCTCAGGTCTGTTAGCTGCTTTGATTAAGTATGATGGGATTCCCTCAATGTACATAATGAATCTATTCGACATCTTCGGTTCGAAGGATGTGAACATTACTTCAGTTGGGTCTAATAATTGTGCCATTTAATTTCTCCGTTATTATCTTTACTATAAATATTGTTATTTCAAAAAAGATAGTGTTCCCCACCGAAGTGAGGAACTAATCTTCATTTACTCTGGAAACGATGCTCCAGTAGGTAACACATTAAAGTCAAGAACAATAAATTCAGCAGTCTTTGCTGGTTGTAAGAAAATCTCACCAACCATAATGTTTCTATCAATTACATCAGGAGTGTTGTTGGTTTCATCCATTACCACTCTGAATGCGTACAACCCTTGTCTCTGTTGGATTGATTCCAAATAAGGATTCACAATTGATAAGAATCTATTTCTCGTAGCTGCCGTATTGTTTTCGAACACCAAATAACGAGTAGATGATGCGATGAACTTCTTCACTGCAATCAACAACCTTCTAACATTGATTCTATCTAATGCCGATGGTTTGGCCTGTAAGGTTTTCTGACCGAATACAGTAACACCTTGTCCAGGGAATGTAGCGATTGGGTTTACTCTACCTTCGTAAAG